TAAAAACAGCATTGATGCACAAGGCAACACGATTTCTAGATCTATGGATGACCAGGGCAACTTAATGCTCCGTTCCTTCGACGTAACAGGGACACAGCTTGGGGACAAAGTAATCAATGTCCAAAATAGTTTGCAGCGATTGAACGCCTTGCAAACCAAGCCTGGTGCAAACGCATCTATGGGCAATCTAAGCCCTGCTATGACAGGCAGTACGCCTCAATCAGGTTTTGCCTCTCCATTCACAACCACAGGATAAATCATGCACCCCAACACAGTATCACAAGACTGCATCGAACTAGTTAAGAAGTTTGAAGGTCTGCATAAAATAAAAGACGATGGCATGGTTCACGCCTACCGTTGTCCCGCAGGTAAATGGACTTGCGGGTATGGTGCAACCCGTGGCGTTCGCTCTGGCGTTACTTGGACCAAAGAATACTCTGAGATGCGCTTGATCGAAGACCTAGAGGAACACGGCAAGATCGTTAAGAAGTCTGTAAATGTTCCGCTAACACAATCACAGTATGATGCATTAACCTCATTCGTATTCAATTTAGGTGGGGGGGCGTTCCGAAAAAGTACCCTTTTATCTAAATTAAACAAGGGCTTGTACGATGATTGCCCTGAACAGATTATGCGGTGGAATAAAGCAAAAGTAGACGGCAAGCTGATCCCTCTTCGTGGACTAACACGCCGCCGCACCGCAGAGGCCGCTATCTTCTCCCGTGACGCACAACTGCCTTCTGATGAGGGTGGCCCACAGATGGCGCAGAAGGTGACCGCAGCGGCCCCTAAATCTCTTGCTAAGTCTAAGACTATGGCGGGTGCAGGTATTGCTGGTGCAGCTACTGCTCTTAATGAGGTTGCGGGTCAGGTACAGGGACTAGTCTCCTACGCTCCGATGCTAAAGACAGTATTCCTGCTGTGTGCAATCGGCGGTATCGCATTGGCGGCATACGCTCGTTTCAAAGACAATAAAGAAGGCGTCCACTAGTGTTCATCTTCGGCAAGATAAAAACCTACATTATTGGCGCTCTAGCCCTCTCTTTGCCCATTATTTACGTGATGGGGCAGGTCGCAGGTCGATCTAAAGAAAAGACTAAAATTCTAGAAGATGAACTAGACGCCACACAGAATGCGTCAGAATTTTATAAGAAAATGGCAGAACATGAAACTGATAATATTCCTGACCGCAAGTCTCTTATTAACAGGCTGCGCTCAAACGGTTTATAAAACCAGGCTCGAAATATATTGCCCTCAAATCAAGCAATACGATGAGCGGTTTAACACCCAATTAGCTGATGAATTAGAAAGTCTTCCTGCCGCATCAACGGCAATCGATGAGGCTGTAAAAAACTACATTTACCTGCGGGATCGCATTCGTAGATGTAATGAAGAAAAGGATAAAATCTAATGGGCTTTTGGTCAGATACCTTTGGCGGCGGTAACAGTTTTTCGGAGAGTGTGGCTAACACATTTACTCCTGGCGATGATAAAGAATACCAAGGTGGTAGCTTAGTAGATACTACTAATAATACCGTTATTGCAGGCGGGGCTATGGACAGTAGTAATACTGGGCAGAGCAACGTGAGTGCTGGATCTACTAGCCAAGGTTTTTCCGAAAACGGCTCTATTGCTGACGGAATTAGCAATATATTCAAATCAGATAATACAGAGACAAAGGTTAAAGGCTCTGCCCCGTCTGGTATTAGTAAGCTTTTGGGGTTTGCTACTCCAGTAGGTGTTATTGGGGCACTAGCAGGCTGGGCAAATGACCTTGATCCAGAGAAAGATATTAAAGACGGCAAAGTTATCGATGGCCGACAGATGTATGATAACGGAAACGGGTTCCAATATTCATACAACTTCTTAGGTCTTCCTTACCAAGTAGAAGTAGGTGCAGACGGCAAGCTTAATGACTACCTGCACAAAGATGCATCAGGGAAGTACCCTGGGGATGAGGGCTATAATAAATCCACATCAGGTTATGAAGCTTTGGCACAGACCGCCCGTGATAACGGCGATAGTGATGGGGCCGCAGCCATTCTTCAAGAAGCAGAAGATAACGGCAATACCTCCTCTGGTTATGCAACATCTTCTGGTTCTCAAGCTATTATAGACATGGCAACCCAAGCGGGTATGGCCGAAAGTAACGCACAAATCCAAGCTATCATAGATGATCCTGCAGGATGGTTGAAAGCCAACGGTGCTACACTTGTAGATAAAATCCCTACGCTAGACGCTGCAACTTTGGGTACGCTATTAGATCCCGCAAGCCCTAATTATTTATTGGGAGATACCCCTGCAGTAACTGTAGAAACTACAGGCGATACATCCACAACAGATACAGTAGAAAATCCTGGTGCAGTAACTTATGATGCCAGCACCACAGAGGACTTGCTGGGAACAGATGCTACAACAGTAGACGCTGCCACAGGAGAGATCCGTGATGAGAACCTAGTAGACGCTGCTCAGATTGATATGACGGGCGCTGCCACGGGGGTTAACGCTGATGGCACTGTGAGCGTCACAGGTGAAGCCCTGAATGACTTTGCTTCACAAGACATCAGCAAGATCATCGATACTTCCACGGTAGCAGGTAAGCTTCTGGCACAGAAGTTGGGTGAAGGTAATTATACCGACAGTAAAGCTACTATCCTTGGGCAGATGGAAATTATCTCTGCCGAATTTAAAAATAGTAATGGTGATCCCGTAGTGCCCCCGTGGGCACAAGGTTTGGCCCGTAGTGTTTCAAAGACGATGGCCTTCTCAGGTATCTCTGGTACGGCAATGACTGCGGCTATGAGCAATGCAATCATGGAAGCCACTCTGGGTATTGCAGAAAAAGAAGCAACCTTCTTTCAGACCATCACAACTAAAAACCTAGACAACCGACAGCAGGCTATCATTAACAAGGCCTCTGTATTGGCTAAGTTCGAAGTTGCTAACCTAGATGCACGTCAGGCCGCTGCGGTACAAAACGCCAAGTCCTTCCTAGAGATGGATCTAACCAATCTGACCAATGAGCAGCAAGCTGAAGTTGTTAATACCCAGGCTATGATAGATGCCATCTTCAATGATCAGTCTGCTATTAACGCATCCCGTTTGTTTGGTGCAGAGCAGTCCAACGACATGCAGAAGTATTACGACAATATGAATGCACAGATTTCGTTGCAAAACTCTGAACAGATTAACCAGATGAATAGGTTTAATACTGGAGAGATTAATGATGGGAGTGAGTTTAATGCAAATCTAGAGCAATCTCGCCAAGAGTTTTACGCCAACATGCAGTACAACTTAGATCTTGCTAATGCCAAATGGCGTCAGACAGTGGCTACATCAAATACTGAAATGGAATTTGAAGCTGCAACAACTGACGTAAAGAATACACTAGATCTTTCTACTGAAGCCATGACCCGTATGTGGGATCGTGTGGACAACCTATTGGACTACGTTTTCAAGGGGTGGAATGCAGAAGCTGATCGTGAAGCAAAGATCCTTGCTACTGAAATTAGTGCGCAATCATCCAGCGGTGGTGGTGGCGGCAATGGAATTGTAGACGGCCTGTTTACGCTGGGCGCTGCATTGATTACAAAATCCGACAAACGATTAAAAGAAAACATCGAATATTATGACACAATTAAAGGTGTGAAATATTACACCTGGAACTGGAACCGTGAAGGTTTGCGTGTGGGGTCAGATAAGTACCCCACCTTTGGTGTCATTGCCCAAGAAGTACAAAAGAAACACCCTAAAGCAGTAACCGTAGGCGAGGATGGATACTTAATGGTCAACTACGGAGAGATCCAATGAAATTCCAAGACGCTGTAAAGAAATCCATCAAAGCTTTTATGAATGGGAAATCCCCACAAGCTACCGATGAAATGAATGAAGGCGGGATCTTCCATACTCCTGCGTACTTCGATGAACTTGAAGAACAGATGTTATCTGACGATGGCAAAGAGGAGATCGTAGATGAAGATGTTTGATGCTCCGATTGCAGGTGCGAATTACTCTGCAGATACTAGAAATTACCCGTGGCACAGACCGCCAGATCTCGTAAATTATGATGAAGGTGTTGATTACCTCATCCAGAAGATGAATGAGCCTCAAGAATTAGAACTTGTGTACGCTCTTCTTGATATTGATGCCCATATTTCAACAATCGTGAGTTCCTTGCTGATGCAGGGAATATCCCGTGGTAAATTCTCTATTGATTTAGCCATCCTAATGGCAGGGCCTATCGCCCGATATATCAGCATATTAGCTGATGAGCAGGACATTAAATACAACATGGGCGTTGGGGACGAAGATAGGGTTAACATCACCCCTACCTCGCTTAAAATGGCGCTTGGTATCCTAGACAGTGATGGCGAAGAGGAAACCCTAGAAGTTCTAGCGGAAGTTCCTGTGATGCAAGAGGGGGGCCTTATGGGCGCTCCTACTGGTGATGATGTGGCTGCGTCTGAGGACGAGCAGGCTGCAATGTTGGGTATGGTAGAAGAAGAAGTGGAGTCTACAGATGAGTTGGCGTGATGCACGGGCAAAAGTAGACAGCGGATTCTACAAACAAAAAGAAAAAAGCGCATTTGAAACAGGCTTCGCAGGCGCTGCTGATATTATTGCTAAAAGCTGGATGCAGGATGCTGCTAATGACACAGTGGCCAAAAAGGATCTCCTGAAAGAGCAAAAGAAAGAGCGTGACCGTATCCGTGAAGAGCAGCGGGACGAAGACAAAAAAACAAAAGGTTATCGGAATGTTGCAAACTCTGCTATCGCCCAAGCGCAGCTTCCTAATTCCACTGAGGTATTTGAGCAAGCCTTCACTATGGCCAAAGGTGGGGCCACCCAATCAACGATTTATGATTATTTCCTAAAAGGCATCAACAAGGGTAATATTACTATTATCGGGCCTGAACAGGGACCAGGGATGCCTAGAAACACTAGCATCCTTACTGATTTGGAAAGTGGATCAGGCGGGGCCAATGCTCTTCTTAATCAATCACAAACCTCCCAATTTAAAGATATCAACGTAAGCACTATGTCTATTGGCGATGTCATGGCGTTTCAACAAAAACGTGGCCCTGGCTCGTATCATGCGTGGTCTAAGGACAATATGCCTGACGGTACGGCGGCGAAAAGACAGGGGCTAGGATCTACCCCCGCAGGCAAGTACCAATTTGTTGGCGATACTCTTAAAGATTTAAAGAACAACGGTACTTTAGAGGCGCTGGGTATTACTGATGATACCATCTTTGATGAGAAAACTCAGGATGCCTTGTTTGTCCGATACGCCCAAGACCGCTTAAAAGGGAAAGTCTCAGACGATGAGCGTATTACTGAAATGCGCAACATCTGGGAAGGACTGAAGAAAGCTTCTGACGAAGAAGTTTTGTCAGTTATATCCCAAGTTGAGACAGGTGTATTTGATGAAGGTACAGCGGTAGAAGACCGCTCTATGATGGGAGGAGAGACTGCGGTATTTGATACGCCTGGGCGTGAATACGATCCCGTAGATATTTCCTCTATTAAAACCTTTGAGGATTGGTCTGCTACAAATACTAATATCAGAGCAAACAAACTGGAGGTTGATCCAGACTTCATGGCATTCTTCAATGACCGTGGCGACAACCTAAAGGCGTTGGAAGCGACAGAAGAAGTCGATACGCTATTCAGTATGGACGTACTGTTGTCAGACGATATGACTGCCGCCAAGTTGAGTGACAGAATAGAGTTGGCAAAAGCAAAAGGAATGAAGGTTCCTGAAAGCATTACCAAAGATATCCTGCCTATTCTCAATGGCAGAGCGGAGTATACGCAAGCAGAACTTATCGCAATGACTGCAGATAAACGTGCGCTGGTAGCTAAGTTCTCTACAAATGAAAATACCAGAACTGCGGCGGCAAAGATTAATAGCGGCGATATTGCCTCATATTCATGGATATCAGAGGCATCTAGCAGTGCAACTGCAATGGCTGCAAAAGCTGCAGAGTTCTTAGCTGCAGGAGAAACTGTTAGCTATAACTTGGCGGATACTATGGCAAAAAGTCTGCTTAAAGATGAAGCCCTATACAAAGGTCTTCTCGAACCCGCCAACCTTGTAGGGAAGTCCGAAGAAGAGTTGAACGCAGTAAGGCGTATAGCTGAGAGTTCAGGAGCATCTGAAGAGGAATTAACGGTACTAAAC